GCTTCCACATGGAACTGAGTTCGCAGTGGGGCCAGCCCTTTGCTCAGGCGTCTGCTGGTGGCGCTGCCGACGGCTTGGTTGCCGGCAGCGGCCAGTTCGTTGATGCGGCACTCGGTGCGGCTGGTATCGGTAACAAGACCAAGTCGCAGCATGTGCATGTGTGGGAATCGACCTCTCCGCTCCAGATGAACCTCGACCTGGTGTTCTACGCCAACGAGAACACGGAGCGGGAAGTGAAGGAACGCCAGCTTGCTCTGTTGAAGCTGGCTGCTCCCACGTCCGAAGGCGAAGTGCTGAAAGCGCCGGGTCCACGCCTCATCAACAACCAGCCGAACGGTGCCACCGAAGGCCGTCGCATTGCGGTGTACATCGGCAGCTACCTGTACTTCGAGAGTGTCGTCATCACCAGCGTGGGTACCGATGTGGTCACCCTGCTGGACGAGAACGGCATCCCGATCGCTATGACGATCAACCTGGGCTTCATGACCTACAACGGTTGCATTACCGGTGAAGACCTTGAGAAAATCTTTTACGCGGGGCAATCATGGCCGAGCAGCTAGACGACAAGTTCGACCGCTTCTTCTCCACGGTCGCCGACGAACACGGTATCGACGCACTCAAGGACCGAGTGTTGCCGAAGCTGTTGCAGATCACGTCCTACACGAACCACGAGGTATCGCAGGACGAACGTGGTGCACCTGACCTCATTGCCAAGCGCAAGTACGGCAAGGAGAAGCTCTGGTGGATCATCATGGGCTACAACGGCATCGCGTCGTATCGGGACATTGTTGAGGGCACCAAGCTCAAGATCCCGAGCCTGACCTCCATCGCGGCAGTGATCACGGAGAACGCGGTCAGCAACTCTCGCGTGCAGCGAGTAATCTCCATCTAAGGCAGCGCCATGATTAACATTGAAGGTCGCATCTACATCGAAATCAAGATCGACGGCAAGCCATTGGACGGCGCCAACTTGGTTAGCTCTCTGGCTCTGCTGGAGGGCACGGCTTGCACAGCGCCCAGCCTGATGATGATCCTGAACGACAACAGCCAGACGTTGACCAAGGAACTCTGTCTCACGGACGGTAATGAGATCCTGATCACCGTTGGCAAAACGCCGAACGATCTGAAAACGATCACCCGCCAGTACCGACTGTTCTCGGTCATGCAGATGGCGGGTCAAGCCGGCCCCCGTCTGCAGGTGCTGGGCATCTACGATGCTCCGAAGTACACCACGGAATCTGCGCGCGATTCCTACGAGGGAACATCCTCGGCGGTGTTGAAGCAGCTGGCCGAGAAGTGCAAGCTCGATTACGACGGCCCCGAGGACTTCAACGGACGTGGCACCGTGGACAATCAGGTGTGGCTGTCCGTGTCGAAGAACCGCGGTGCGTTCGTGCAGCAGAACGTGGCGCCCTACGCTTACGTTGACGAGTTCAGTGCCATGTACGCGGCCCTGACCTCGCTGGGTGTCCTCAAGTTCCGCAACCTGCTGGACGTGGTTGCGACGCCCATGGAAGAAATCAAGTACGTCTTCCTGCACAACATCGGCGAGGGTGATCCCGACAGCAGCAAGCAGGTGTACCGTGTTGACCAGTCGAAGGAACGCTCCGATGCTGGCCTGATGAACTCGATGGCGAACTACGGCTCTACCCAGATCGTGGACGGTCCGAGTGGTGTCACGCAAGTCGAAGACAAAGTGGACGTCAAGACGAGCGCACCGTATCTGGCCATCAACGATCAGGTGGCACAGACTGTCGGCAGGGCGAAGATCAGCTACGGTCCCATCGACTGCGGCAATGTCCACGACAAGTATTACCGGGCCGAGTATCAGAACAAGCGTCAGCTGGCACTGTTCAGTGAGCGCGTGTCGATCCTTATCTCGGAGCCGACCGAAGTCCAGCTGTTCGATCCGGTGCTGTATAAGCAGGCGAATGCCGATCCGGCCCGTCCTGTCCGTAACTCCGATATCTACATCGTCGTAGCCAAGACCATCATCGTTGTCGGTGGCCAGCATTACGGCGAGCGCATCGAACTGGTGCGTATGTCCATCACCGAGAAGGGAGCAGCAGAGTTGAAGTCCTCCGAACCCACATCCGCCCGGGAGTCGTCGATTCCCGACACGCTGGTCGATCCGAGTGCCACCGTTGCGGCGAACACCATCGGCCGCGCGAAGGGCATCATGGGTATCGTCGGCGGCATCGAAGGTCAGTTGAACGCAGTGCGGGCCAAGGCCGAGAACGTGCTGAACAACGCGAAGCTCACCCTGCCGAGCCTGACCAACTTCACGTCCAACATGGGCACCTATCTCCAGAACCCGGAGAAGGCACTCAAGGATCTCCAGTCGGGCGCTGCCTCGTTGAAGCAGTTGAAGTCCACGCTGGATGACTATCGCACTGACCTCAAGACCGCAACGGATGCTATTCGATCCGGTAACGTGGAGCTCATGGCATCTGGCATCAACGGCATCAGCCGAACTGCCGCCATGTTCCGCCCGACTGGTGTTGCGGAGAACGTCAGCGCGATGCTCGGCATCACCCAGGTGATGAAGTCCACGTCCGAAATGTACGCATCGGTCGGCGCACAGTTCCAGGCGATCCGTGGTCCGCTCGACGCCGCAGTTGGTGCGGGCAAGCAGATCGACGAAATGGTCGGTGACATTACCGGCATCGTGCAGGGCTATCAGTCTCAGGCATCCAGCATGGCGTCGAGCTACAACAGCCTGATCCAGACGGTGACTGGCGAGACGCCCAATCTGAGCGTGCCCAACCTGGAGCTCAATCGCTTCTACTTCGAGGACTCGGTTCGTCAGTCGGTCACTCCGGTGGCGACCCCGATCAACGAGATTTCGAGGCAGACGCCGACGGTGTCCGACGTGCAGTCGCGCATGGCAGACACGCTGCAGGTCAAGGACGATTCTCGCAACTACCAGTGGGCACCCGAGAGCGGCTATACCGTTGCTCGCGTGGGCGCTGACCAGTTGAAGTCCAAGCTGGCCGAAATGGTTTCGTACATCGACACCAGCGGACGCCAGAACGAGGAATACAACTACACCAGGAGCGCATGATGATCGGCAGTGAAGAAACAGAGTCCGGCTTGGGCAAAGCGCCAAAGGTCGGAACGGTCATCGACAACAAGGATCCCAAGGAATGGGGTCGTCTGCGCATCCGAGTGGCAGAAGTGTTCGAGGGCATCAGCGACGAACACCTGCCGTGGGCAATCGTGAGTCTCGCCCATCCTGGTGGCGGTAGCGCCAACCACGGCAAGTTCGCTGTGCCCGAGATTGGCGCCAAGGTGCTGGTCGAGTTCCAGAACGGTAGTCCTCTGCATCCGATGTGGAAGGGCTACTTCATCGACGAGACGACCAAGCTGCCTGAGGCATCTGTCAACTACCCGACCCGCGACGTTACCCTGTGGCCTAGTGGTAGCCTCATCATCATCGACAAGACCTCCGAGGACGTGTTCATCCGCAATCAGGGTGACCTGCACTTCTACGTGACTGGCGATGCGTGGGTGAAGGTCGATGGCAACCTTGTCGAACACGTCAAGGGCAATCGTACCACGTTCGTGGATGGCAACGACACCCTGGTGGTCACTGGCAACGCACAGAAGTTCGCGTCCAACATCGTGGACAGTGCGTCCGGCAACCTCAACTCGGAAGCTGGCGGTACCCATCAGACGTATGCAGGCGGTAACGCGATGCGTGATGCTGGTGGTCAGATCCACGATGACGGCGGCGGAGGCTCTAGCGGTGCATCTGCGCCGGCCGCACCCACTTTCCCCGCGTGGGAAGGCGTACGTGGCCAGACGCCGTAGTCCTGGTCTTCGTAATTTCAACCAACAGAGAAGGA